GCCTAATTCAATCCTACGGGCGGGCTACGGCCCGCCTGGCCCTTCCCATAGGTGTAAAATGGCTGTAATTTATCTGCGCCATCCCGATCATGGGGTGAAGGTCGCTTGTCTCGACCTTGAAGCCGAAGCCGACATTGAAAACGGCTGGGAGAGGTTCGACCCGGATGACGACATACAGCGCATACGATCAGATTTGCGGAGCCCTGAGGCTACTGGGCGTCCTCGCGGAGGGCGAAACGCCTTCAGTGGAAACGGCGAACGACGCGCTGTTCGCGCTGAATCAGATGATCGACAGTTGGGACACGGAGCGCCTGTCGGTATTTTCGACCAAGGATGAAGTCTATCTTTGGCCTGCGGGCCAAAGATCACGTACTTATGGCCCCACAGGCGACGTAGCGGCTGAACGTCCAGTGTTACTGGACGATTCGACGTATTTCCGCGATCCGCAAACCAATGTGTCCTACGGCATAAAATTCATTAACCAACAGCAATATGATGGCATCGCCGTCAAAACCGTCACGTCGACTTATCCACAGGTCATGTGGATAAATATGTCTTACCCCGACATTGAAATGGTCATTTACCCAGTGCCGTTGCGGCTATTGGAATGGCATTTCATTTCCGTTGACCGACTATCGCAGCCGGCTAATCTAGCGACGCCTATACTTTTCCCGCCCGGCTATTTGCGTGCGTTTCGCTATAATCTGGCTTGCGAACTTGCGCCGGAGTTTGGCGTTGAGCCTTCTGCGCAGGTGCAGCGCATCGCCATGTACAGCAAGCGTAACCTGAAGCGCATCAATAATCCTGACGACATTATGGCGTTGCCTTACAGCATCGTCGGCACGCGTCAGCGCTATAACATCTACGCCGGAAATTACTGATGAAGACGCCGATCCTCGGATCTTCCTATGTGACGCGCAGCCCCAACGCGGCGGACAGCCGCATGGTGAACCTTTTTCCAGAGATTATACCCGAAGGCGGCAAAGAAGCCGCATGGCTTCAGCGCGCGCCGGGGCTTCGGTTTCTTCAAACGCTCGGCGCTGGACCTGTTCGTGGGCTTTGGACGTTCAATGGCAAAGCCTTTGCCGTGTCCGGTACGACGCTTTATGAGATTGATACGGATTGGAACATAACATCACGCGGCGCTATAGGCGGTGGCGGTCAGGTCACTATGACCGACAACGGCACGCAAATGTTTATCGCGGCGGGTGCGTATGGCTATGTTTACGATAGCGTAACGCATGTTTTAACTACCCTAACAACTAATTTTTATGGCGCGGTTGGCTGCGGCTTTCTTGATGGTTGGTTTGTCTTTAATCAGCCTGACAGCCAGATCTTTTGGGTCATGGATTCGACTGGCACGACAATCGACCCGCTGTATTTTGGCAGCGCTGAAGGCTCACCAGATAATCTTGTCACGCTGATCGTCGATCACCGCGAAGTTTGGCTATTTGGCCAGACCTCTGTCGAAGTTTGGTATGACGCCGGAACGCCTGATTTTCCGCTCGCCCGTATTCAGGGCGCGTTCAACGAAATCGGCTGTATTGCGCCCTATTCCGTCGCCAAGCTCGACAATGGCTTGTTCTGGCTGGGGGCTGACGCGCGCGGTAACGGTATCGTCTACCGCTCCAAAGGCTATTCTGGTGAGCGTGTATCGACGCACGCCGTCGAATGGCAGATCCAGCAATACGCCACACTTGCGGACGCTGTGGCCTATACTTATCAGCAGGATGGCCATAGCTTCTATGTGCTGAATTTCCCGAACGCTAACACGACATGGGTTTATGACGTGGCGACCGGCGTATGGCATGAACGCGCAGCGTGGGAAAACAACGAGTTTACCCGCACTCGCGGTAATTGTCAGATGAATTTCAACAATGAAATTGTCATTGGCGACTATCGCACCGGCGAAATTTTTGCCTATGATTCAACGGTTTATGACGAGGCCGGATCTATTCAAAAATGGCTACGGTCTTGGCGCGCGCTTCCTACCGGCGCAAATGACCTAAACCGCACGGCGCAGCATAGCCTTCAACTTGACTGCCAGGCCGGCGTAGGCTTGCCGGGCTACAGTCAAGAAGAGGTCAATGAGATTACTTACATTTATGATCGCAACCATAATTTCATTCTTGACCGCGCTGGATCGCCGCTAAAAATTCGCGACTATGCTCAATATACGGTCACTGTTGGCGCTGATCCACAGGTCATGCTGCGTTGGTCGGACGATGGCGGCCATACATGGTCCAACGAGCATTGGCGGTCGATGGGTAAGATTGGTCAGACCGGCTATCGCACAATCTGGCGACGACTTGGTATGACGCAAAAGTTGCGCGACCGCGTGTATGAGATCTCAGGCACAGATCCGGTGCAGATCGCCATTATGGGCGCAGAGCTGCATGTGAGTCAGACAAATGCCTGATAACAATACACAAATCCCGGCGGCGCGTGTTCCGATATGGGACAAAGTAACAGACTATGTTACGCGCGAATGGTATCGCTGGTTCTATAATATCTATGAATCAGTCGAAAACGGTCGGCGTTACGGGTCGTATTATGACACTACAACGCAAAGCATCGCCGTCATCAATACGGCTTACGCCATTACGCTCAACAGCGTCGCCAATAAGATCAATGACGGCCCGATGCAATACGGCGTCTATCGCGGAACGCCAACGTCAAAAGTATATGTAGACAGATCGGCCAATTATAACATACAGTTCTCGTTGCAACTGTATAGCACTAGCTCATCTGCGCAAGTTGTTAGCATTTGGCTTCGTGTCAATAATGTAGACGTACCGTATTCGGCCACAAACCTTACTGTGTCTGGCGGTAACGCTGTCGCCGGGTGGAATTTTGTGATAAACCTGACCGCAGGAGACTATTTTGAGCTAGTGTGGTCAGCGGATAGTACAAAACTTTCTATTCAATCTTCGGCGGCGTCTGCGCCTAGACCCGCCATTCCGGGGGTCATTCTGACCGTCACAAGTCTAGTAGGTGGATAATGGCCGTCGTTACGCCCACAGCTAAAGCTCAGTTTATTGACGCCGCCGGCGTCCCGCTTGCGGGCGGTTATCTATACACTTATGCCGCTGGCACGACCACGCCGCAGGCGACATATACGGACTCGACGGCTTCAACCGCCAATAGCAACCCTATTGTGCTGGACTCTCGCGGCGAAGCTAATATTTGGCTGTCATCTTCGGAATATAAATTTAAGCTGACGGACGCCAACGGCACAGAGATCTGGACTGTTGACAATATCGCGGCTCCGTCGACGGCGCTTTCGCCGGTCTTTACCAGTAACGTCACCATCTCCGCTAACACGGCTGGCCCGGCATTGCTTGTCACACAGACTGGCGCGGGCGCGGCTATCCGTGTTCAAGATAGCGCCGACCCCGACGCTACGCCGTTCGTTATTGATACGTCTGGCCAAGCAGGTTTCGGAACGGCTACACCAGCGAATGCTATTGACGTAGCTGGCGGTATAATCCAGATCTCATCGTCAGGCGGCACGGCCCGCACGTTGTTGTCGGCTGATGCGACCGATTCTATCTTTGCCGTTAGCGACGACCGTAATTTTACGGTTACGACTAACGCTGCCACACGGCTTACGGTTAATTCATCTACCGCAACATCGACAGTTCCGGTTGTTCTTCCCGCCAACCCAACAACTTCGCTTCAGGCCGCTACCAAAGCGTATGTCGACTTAGGGTCGCCGGCCGGCATTATTGCGCCGTTTGCTGGCACGTCTGCTCCGTCTGGCTGGCTGGCTTGTCAGGGTCAGGTTGTCTCGCAAACGACTTACGCGGCGCTTTATGCAGCTATTGGCGCGACATGGAATACCGGCGGTGAGGGTGCGGGTAACTTTAGACTGCCCGATCTTCGCGGCATGTTTCTTCGCGGCACAGGCACGAATGGGACTGGATCGTCCAGCGGCGCGGTAGGTCCGTCAGTCGGCGTGTATGCGGCGGACACGTATCTTAATCATAGCCATACAGCTTCACAACCTGCGCACAGTCATTCTTATACTCAAGTTACTTCCACATCGCAGGCTGTTGGCGGTTCTGGATCTAACTATTTTAATGCTTCAACGACTGGCACTACGGGGACGGCGCAGCCGGCTATTACTGTTGATACGTCGACGACCGGCGGCACCGAAACAAAGCCGAAAAACTACGGCATTCTTTACATCATCAAGACATGACGACAGAGATTGTAAACGACAGAGGTTTAGGGCTTTTGATAGGTTACGCAGCTACAGATTGGTCGCAGCCTATTAAGTATGAAGATTACGAAGGTATAGCGTCAGATTGGCAAGTGTCTGTTTTGATTAGAGACTCGGAACCGATAGGCGCTATATTCAAACGAGACGGCGAGACCCATGTGTCGATCCTGCCTAAGTGGCGGCGACGCTGGGCGACAAAGGGGCTAGTAAAAGAGATCTTGTCCGACATGCGGTATACAAAAGTCGCGGACGGCCATGATTTCATGTATGGTGTTTTGGAAAGACTTGGGTTTCGCCGCCAGCCGGACGGGACCGTAGCAAGAGAGAGTTAAAATGGGCTTTCAATCCGCAGCCAACGCACAGGCGCAAGGCACGCAGCAGGCGATGATGTTTCAGGCGCTTGCGGCCCAACAGCAGCAGCAGGCGCTTCAGCAAGCTCAAGATAAAGCTATAGCAGAGCTTCAGAAGGGTAAGACGGAAGGTATTGCTGCGCTTAAAGAAGGGCAGGCTGCGGCAGTTCCGGCGTTAGGTCAATATTATGAGCAGGGCGTAGGGTATCAACAGCCTTACATGGGCGCGGGTGCTGGCGCGACAAACCAGCTTGCGGCGTTGTTTGGCCAAGGCGGCGCATATACGCAACAGCCCACAATGGCTGAATTGCAGATGGACCCCGGCTATGCATTCCGGTTTCAGCAGGGCGAAGAAGCTATGCGGAATGCCGCGCGGGCAGGCGGTCTAGCCGGTTCCGGCGGCGCGCTAAAAGCAGCGACGCGTTATGGACAGGAAGCCGGTAGCCAAGAATACCAGAACGCTTACGCGCGTTTCATGGCTAACCGCGCGCAGGCGGTGCAGGGGCTTCAGAATCTAGCTGGCACGGGCGCGGGTGCGGCTAACATAGCGTCGGGTCTGGCCGGCCAAACCGGTGGTAACTTGGCCAATGTCTACACAGGCGTCGGCGGTAATATCGCCAATACGGCGCTTGGTGCAGCGACGCAGGGCGCAAGCACCTACGCCAACACGGGCAACCAGCTCGCCAACGTCTACGGCAATCTTGGCCAGGGTCTTGGTCAGGGCGCGGCGAACATCGGTTCGATCTATGGACAGGCCGCGATGGGTCCGACTAATCTGTTGGCGCAGCTCGCC